TGTTTTGAGATATATCATATTATTTGCCCCATAGAGTAGCTTCTAAGCACGTACACGGGTATCAAATAACATTTACCTGACCCTACCTTTATTTTATTACATTCCTCTCTTAGAATGCATTCTATTATCTTCATTGGTTTAATCCATAGAAAACCTGTTGATGTATGTATGCACCAATAGTTAGCTTTAGTAGTTAATATATCTCCGGGTTTATTATTCTTTTCGTATTCAATAATAATATTCCCAGTAGTTTCTGATCGTTTGTCGTATTTAACTTCGACTGACTTATGTAACTCCGGCACCCATATATCATAATCAAGAAACTGTCCTTCAATTCTTTTTGCTAACGGATATTTCTTTTGTAATACTTTTAATACTTTTTCTTCATAAGTAATACCCATACTTAATAGCTCACTAAACTTCATCTTATTTAAACCCAGCCTTTCTTATGTAATAATTAGATACCTGTTTAAACTTAGCGGGCCATGTATATCTAATAGCCTTACCAGCTATACGATAAAACGGAAAACGTTTTTCATATTTAGGATTAGTTTCAAATCTATGTATTATCTTTAATCCATTTTTATTTCGTTCCCATACGCCATATATTCCATCAATGGTTGCTCTAAATTGTTTTCCTTTAACAACACCAGCTTTTCTTCCTGGAATGTTACCGTATGTATTTAGCTTAGCATTAATTGTAGGAACTGCTGTATTGTTTACTTTTCTGATACCACCTTTGATTTGTAGTTTCATAAAGTCTTGAGCCCAATCTCTAAATCGTATTACAGCTTCTAACTTATTTCTTCGTGCAAATATTACATATAATGAATTGATTGTTTGTTTTCTAGGTCGATCCAAATATTTATGCATACCTTGCTGTTCTAATTCTTTAACTCTTGTAGCTGTTTCGTTTATAGCAATACGAGTGATGTTAGGTATATCGACGTTTTGAAACTTTATAAAGTTTTTCATTACGGGTTTGATATTTGTTTCAATTTTTACGCGCATAACTTTTTATTCTGCCTCCTAGCTTATGTGTTTTCTTTTTTATATCAATAAAATCTTGAGTCATTGATATAAGTATTTCATTGATATGAAAAATTATAACGTCTTCTTTTGATTTATATTTTTCAAAAGCAACATGTATATCATCTTCATTTAAACAAATAATTATATTATCATTAGTTTTTGGATGCTTTGTATATATAAATTCTGGTGATAATCTATTATAACCTCTTTCTATAGCATCAACCATCAATGCTTCATAAGCTCTAACCATCATTTCGTTTAACTTAATTTTATTAAACGATGCGTGGTATTCATGAGTATATTTATTTTCAGCTCTTTTAAATCTTAAAAGCAATTCAGGACTTATCAAGGTCATAATCCTTTCTAAGCCCCATTCTAATCGCAATTTATTTTTTGTATCATTTAATTTACGAATCGATTCGTTAAAAACTTTGTTTTTTTCTAATGCTTCTAACTCTTTAATTTTCTTTTCTTTATAATTCATGGTTACATCAATGGTTACATTTTAATAAAAACGGACTTTTAAAATAGTTACATGAGTTACATATACCTAAAGGTATATGTATGTAACTCAAAATGTAACTCTTTTTTTGATAAAGTTGACCAAGAAATGTAACTAGAATGTAACTAATGTAACTAAAAATGTAACTAATCAATATTATCATACTTTTTAGCTTGATAGCCCTTACCTTGTTCATAATATATCTTATTATCATCTTTCAACCTTTTTACCCGTTGTTTAACTGTACTGTCTTTTAAATGTCCTGATGCATTAATAATTTCTTTTTGTGTTACCCATATATTTATAGGATCCACATTTTCAGCTGTAGCTTTTTCAGCTTGTATTTCAGCAATTACTAATATTGTTTCATCAATTTTCGAATCTTCTTCTTTAAATTCATCGTATTCAGTTTTAACTAATACGCCGGAAGTCATGCCGGGATAATTAATTAAATCTATTTCTCTAAACTTAAAGTACTTAGGGTTCATAGGTTTCCCATCTTTAATTAATGTTTGTGTAAACTCGACTTTCATTTCTTCGCCTTCGTCTTTAGGTCGTTTGACCGCAAATTCAGCATCAACAGCAGCAGGAAGCACAGAGGAGCCACGTGCTCTACCCATACTGCCATGTCCTGTATGATGTATCAAAGCAATACAACAACTAAACTCAGACTTTAACATGTCCACACGTTCAATAAATTTGTTCATGTCTTCAGTGCTATTTTCATTTCCAGCGCCAAAGTTACGAGCCAAAGTATCTACATATAAACAGCCTATATCACCAAATTCATCAGCAACTTGTTTTATATGATCGATTAAGTTTTGATGGTCTTTTTCGTCTAAAAAACGTACACCTCTATCTGATACAAACATTTGTGCATTAGTTAAGTCATGACCATGATAATGTTCCCATGCTTGCACACGTCTAGCTATACCTCGCTGACCTTCACCTGCTAAATAAATAATCGGTGTTTGTTCAGTCTTATGCGATTGCCAGGGTATACCGAGTGATGAGCATAAAGCCATATCAATAGCTACAAATGATTTACCGCTTTTAGGCGCTCCATAAATATCTATTACTGAATCTTTTTCCATAATATCTTCTATTACCCATTCGGGTTCAGGAATATTAGTTATAAGATCAGAAATTTTTCTTAATACCAATGAAGGCTTTTTAGGCTTTGAAACTTGAGTATTTAAGTATTCTTTAAATGATTCTTTATCAAAAATATTATTATGATATGCATCATATAAATCATCTTTTTCGTTTAATGCTTCTGGTATCTTAGCTATTTGAACTATGCATTTGTTTTCAGTTAAATATTCAGATAATTCATCAGCACATTTAAAACCAGCTTCATCGTTATCAGGCCATATAATTACTTCTTTACCAAACAAAGGTTCCCAGTTAGCTTTCTTCCAACTATTAACACCGCCATGCCAAGTGGCCGTAGGCCCATCATAAATACGGTTAGCTCCTAAAGTAGCCTTTTCACCTTCACTAATTAATACTGGTCCTTCGCCCTCTTTATAGTATATAGGCATTAAACCTTCAGGCCGTTTTAATAGCCAAGTATTATTTTGTTTATGAAATGGTGCATACTTTTGTTTAATTGCATGATTGTCTGGAAATCGCATAACAACAAATGAATCAGTGTATTTTAATAACACAACTGCTTCTTGTGCTAAAGCGCGCATTTGTTCTTGATTATATTGTTTATATGTTTTAGTTTCAGGAAATTGCTCTTGTTGAATTTCTGGACTATACATATTTAATATATCATTTCGATTCTGATTAAAGTGATCAATTAACCATATAACTCCTCCTCCCTCATCTAATTCGAAACTAAAAAACAACCCTGTTTCGAGATTAAGGCACCAACTTCCGTTAGTACCCCATCTCATTTCTGTACTTGATTGCTTAGTAGGCTTTCCTAATAAATGAAGTCCAACTTGAGGAGCCAACTGTACAAAGTTGACTTCTCGCATGATTAAAACGGCAGTTCGTCTTCAGTTAAAGGCTTAGCTGCAGGATCAAATCTAGGATCACCGGATTCAGGTGTTTGATTTTCCATAGCAAAGCTAAAGTCATTACTATTGTTTGCAACTGGTGCACTTATAGCATCTACATTTGTAGCAACAAAATCAGCCGGTTTATCTGCCCACTTAACAAATTCAAATTCAGGAATTGCTGCTTGGCCGACTTTAAACTTTTCAACCTTAGCACCAGTATATTTTACATATACAACTTTACCTGGATTTGCTTTTATTTCATTCCAAAACATAGCGCACATTTTATTAAAGCCTTGACTTTCGCCCCAACTAAATCTTCTCCAAAGTTTAGAGCCGTGTTCTGGAATATACATCCAAACACTAAATGCACGTTTATGATCAGGCGTAGGCTGGCCTTTAGATAGTCCTGGTCTTTCGTCCCATTCCCAACTGTAAGCACCTTCATAAATGCCCCATCCTGTTTGTATTGTTGCTGGATCAATTAAAATATGAACCACATTATCTAATGCTTCATCTCCTACTTTCCAACATTTGTTTGTGCTGCAATGCTTAATATAAACATTATCACCACCCGAATTAATACCCAAAATATCCATAATTACTCCTTAATGTATTATAGGTTGCGCTTCATTGCGCCATTTTTCAATTAGCATGTATCTAAACTCAGACACATACTCATCAAAACTTAGTTTGATTCTCATGTCGGTTTCTAAATAATCTAAATATTCTAAAACACAGAACTCTGAAAATCGTAAATCTTTATTTGTCTCTATTGACATAAGCTTGGAAAATTGTATTTTTTTTTATTATATCTACAAAATCTTCCCATTTGCACGTAAATATCTTATTGTTATCTTTTGGCTCATCTTTTAAAATAGACCAAAACGGCATAGCTACTTCAATAGGACTTCTGTTATATTTATAAACTAAAACTGGAATTCTTGAATCACCTGCTGATGTGCATACTTGTTCCCACCAGCCAGATTTATAACCTTTACCTTCAGCATAGCACTTACATTCAATAGCATAATTTAAAAAGTTTATATCACATTCACCTTTTTTATATAGCTGTTCAAAGTTTCTTGTAATGTGTATATCAGCATTATGCTCATCAGATAATGCTTTTAATAGGCTAACTATTTTTCTTTCAAATGCAGCTCCTTTAGTTCGGCTATTTACCAATTTTGTTTCTCCTTACTAACTCTCTGCATGCTTTAAGTTTTATTTTTGGTTTTGTACTATGATTATTAATTAACGTTTCAAGTTCTTTAACAGATCTGTTTTTTAAATAATAATGCTCTACTTCGTATTTACCAGTATTTTTATTTCTTGTTTTTACTGACTTTTTTATTTTTTCCGGCATTAAATATTTTGTCCCAATTATTATCTATTTTTTTTTTATCTTCTGGCCTACGCTTGCTTCCTTTACCGCCATGCCATTTAGTCATTATCTTTTAATTTATTGTTAATTAATTGCTCAACAACAAATATCATTTTTTTACCGTGTTTATCACAATAATCTTTTAATAGTTTATGCGTTTCAGGTTTAACCCAAACTGCTTTCATTTGATTCTCATCCATGTTGTTTTATCCTTAATGTTTTTGATCTTACACTCCTTGCTTCTTTAGCTGGAGTTACTTTTTCTGGTTGTGCTTTATAGTTTATCATCGGCCACATTATTGTATGTTGATTTGTTTGACCTCCATCAGCGTCTTGAATTTGTTTTTTTAGCTTCAACTCAAGATCATTAATATCTTCTGTTAATTCTTTTATATGCTGTTTCTTTTGAAGTATTTCTTCACAGTACATATCAGCACTACGACCTAAAGTTATTATATCTTTATTAACATTTTTGTATACTACATTCGCATCATCAGTTGAAGACGGAGGATAGTATTCTTTATTTTTAACTCTATAATCAAAGTCTAATACTAGTGCTGATAATATTCCGCCAAACTCTGGTTTTCTTGAATATAGATAAATTCTAAAATCAGTAGATTGCCAAAGTACGATAACGGCCGCCCAGCCATAGCCAGTGCATTCCATTAAACCTTTAGCTTGCAATACGCCTCGCCATTCTTCTAGCTCATTTGTAGGTGCATTACGTGTAGCCTTACATTCAATTACACCAGGTCCGTCTAATACAATTGTTTCTTGCTCTGGAATAATAATATGATCATGTTCTCCATTTTTAAATGTTAATCCTTTTGCTATACCAGTAGCGTCCAAAGAGCCTGATAGAGGGAGTATCGGATGATGGACAGGCTCTTCGTAGTCTACTTTTACACTTTCAAGGCCAAGTATATTTTTAGCCTCTTCACATAAAACTGGTTCTAATAAATCACCCATACGTTGAAGCATGAGCTGGGGAGTCTGTTTTGGCAGTTCCCCTTCGCTGGCTTTAATAGCAACATCAAGCCATTGGTTTCTTGATTGATATTGACTAATGCCTTTTATATAAGGTAATGTTGAACAGCTAGCTTGATCGTATCGTGTTTTTTTACCTACCATGTATCTCTCCTGTAATATAAATCTGCTAATTCTTGTAATGAAAGATCTGAAGGATAAATATGTGTTTCATGATCTTTTCCAATATATCGATCAGTAACTTTTATAGTTCCGTCGTTATAAATAATTTTTGTGTATTTATGATCGCCCCAGTTATTAATTTCAAGTAGTTTAATTCTGTTAGACCATTCTGTTATTTTTGGTATGTCTTTTATAGGTATCATGATATATAAGATTTATGTATTGCTTTAAGTTTAGTAAATAAGTTTTTAAATTGCACTGCTGAATGAGGTACATCATCATAACTAAATACAGTATTTTCAATAGGATTCTCAAATGGATTTTCGTTACTTATAGATAAAAACCATATTAAAAATTCTACTTCCTGTTTGTTTAGTTTTCTTTGACTTAAGTTTAATTTGTTCATCTTGCAATTCCTAAAATATATTTAATTTCATCTAATGAATCTCTTACTTTATACTCTTGGTCGCCTACTTCAACTATAACTTCACTTGTATATTGATCTTTATAAAAGCCGCTAATTGACCTAGCAGGAATATGTAATTGCCCGCCACCTAATAAATTAAATGTTACGTTCATTTTTGATTCCTATCGTTAATAATTAATGCTACTGCATATAAACAAAATGCCATAAAGATTAATACTGGTAATAGTTGTATATCCATTACTTCTTCTCTTTAGTTAATTTAACCTTATGCCCTTGAGCAATTAATCTTGCTCTCTTGCTAGCCACGTCAAATAAGTCATTAGTCTTCATAGCAACCACCCAGCCTAAGCTAGGTAGTTGAACTTGTAGTGTGTATCTAGTTTGCATTATTTACTCCCATTTAATTTACAAATTTCATTCCATATATAACCTAGTTCATAATCTCTTTTATCTGTAAGAGCATCGATTTTTTTGGTATATTTTTCATAAGCCTGATCGTATAAATTCCAAAGTCTTTCAAGTTCAGCACTATTTCCTTTGCTTCTACCTAATAAAAACTCAGTCTTGGATTTTGTTATTTCTAAATTACTCATGTTATTTAACTCCTTAATTTTATTTAACATAAATAAATTATATCGAGGATATATATAATTGTATACTTTTTTATATGTATTTATTCGTATTATATTAAGGGCGTTTAAAGTAGAATAATTAAGAGGCTGATAATAAAATAATACTACTCCTTACTCAATATCTCCATATTTTAATCAGCCTCATCTATGATCGGTCGGACGACCGGAACTTCAGATAAAGTTTTTAATGTTTTATGAAATGTATCTATTTCTAATTTATCATTAAATATTTTTTGATCAAAAGTAAAATATGTTTGAGAGCTAGAGTTGGCTTTAAATAGGATCCTTTTTTCAGGCATAAATACAAAAGCTAAAATATCACAATGATAGTTTTTATATATTTCGCTTTGATTCCTGGAATTATCAGAAACAAAAACGTATTTACCTTCTGGTGTTTTGCTTCTAGCTTTAACTTGAACTGTATACATAGCAGGCCCAAGCTCGCATACTAAATCTGCCGGGTGTTTATCTTGACAAGGAAAACAGAAGTCGCAGTATTCCAGCAAAAACGTCTGTACTAGTGATTCAGCAAACGCTCCTACTCTTGAGTTTCGCTGATGTTCGTCTGAACTTTTTGTTGGCATTTCTTTAACTCTTCAGAATTAAATATTGCACGTCTTCCAACCTGTTGTGCATATTTAGAATTTAATAATTCCTTACCCGCTTTTTCCCATTCTCCAAGCTCCATATAAGCACGTGTTTTTCGAAATGAAAGCCATGTGTTTATTCCCATGTTAAATACTAAATCCATAATAATAGCCTTAGCTTCTTTTGGAAATGTAGCCCATACTGGCCAGTGCTTATCTAGTTTTTTTATTACGCTATCAATATCATTATCTAAAAGATACATAGCTTCATCTTTTGATATGCCGTTAGTTTCAAGATTTCTTCCAACACCAATTGTTGTATAACCTTGTGAACATTCGTACGGCTTTAATACTAATGCTTCCCATTGTATTAATCGTTCTTTAACAAGATCTTTCATTTTACTTTTTAGTTTTTTCGTAGGTTCTAAGTGTTGACATCCCAAGCATAGCCATAACGATTGTAGATAGTTGACTAAAATCAAACTCAGGTGTTTCAAATTGAATCCCATTAACTATAAGAATATATTGTATTACAGGTTCTAAGATAAAATGATAAGCGAGTGATAAACCGCAGCACCAACCGATAAAAGGACGCCAACCTGAGACAAATATATTATTGTGTTTTGCTTCAACTTTATTTACTTCTAATTGTGCTTTGTTAAGCGATATTATTTCTTTCTCAAGTTCATGAGATAGTTTTGTTTTTAAATCTTTATCAGCAACAAATTTATCTAATATGTCACTAACAGGTTGGATTAGTTTGTCTATCATAATTTAACAATTAAGGTGATAATGCCACTTAATAGTATTAATATCACTGCACCCAAACCGCCCTTAATAGACCAATCAATTTGATTCAATTTAAGTTCAGTCTTACCATCTAAGTCCTTAACTTGTTCTTCTATCTTTTTAAGTCTATTCCAGTTTTGAGTCCATCTTTCACCGCATTGGATTTCGTGTTTTTCTAATTCAACTCCGATATCTTGTGCGGTGACTCTAGGCATTATTCTTCCTCTACTACCTCAACCTCTTCATTTGTAGCATTGATAGCTCTATCAAATGATTGAATACATAGATTCTTATATTCATCAGTGATCACATAATCATCATAGTATTCTTGAAGTCTAGCTAGTTTTTTACCAGCAATGTTTAGCTTAGCAGCTAGTGCCATTTGCTCTTCATTTAAATCAGCAGCTCTGTATTCAGTGCCATTAAATGTAATTATTACTGGTTCTTGGTTTTCCATCTTATTTTCTTCTTTACTCATTTAACTCTCCTATAAGTTATTTAAAATTAAATTATATACTAAGATTCTAAAGTTTTTGTTACTGAAGTTGGATTTTTTTGACTTTCTATTTGAGAATCTAAACCAGCTTTTAAATCTGCAACAGCTTCTTCACCCATAGCAGCTTCTACCCAACCTTGAACGTCAGAGCTTGTTAAGTCTGCAAAAGCTGTAAAGCTTGAAATGTCTGAAGTATCTACAGATTGAGTTCCGTATGATGTAGCTGTCCAGTTGTTACCATCAGCATCCTGATTAGCGTCATCTTCTGCGATTAATCTCCAATGCACGTTATAAACCACGTCTGCATTACCATCTAGTGTTGGGTAAGTATCAACTGTTGAAACATCCCAAGTATATCCAATTGCCATTTTATTTTCTCCTTTGGTTTATGAGTTTTTCAACTCGTTAATTTCAGATTGTAAGGCTTCAATCTGTGCTTGTTGTTCTTGTATAGCTTTCATTAAATTCCTGCAATAATAAATGCTAGTAGTTCGCTATAACGTACCCCTAGTCTTGTTTGTTCCACTCCGTCATCATTAGTCCAAGTGGTGCTAATAAACATAGCATAGTCACTTGCATCTAATCCTTCAGCAGTAAAAGCATCTTGTAAATCTTGAGCTATGATTCCAAAGTGGATTCTAGCTTCATCACCTTTTGAAGCTACAGCAGACTGCCATCTGAACTTTCTTAATAATCCTTTAGCTGCAACAGCTACTCTAGTTTCTGCATCTGTTAGAGCTTCTATATCTTGTTTTTCATTTCTGTCTGAAGTTTGGATAGTGCCATTAGTTGCATAAACATCGTCAAATCTAATTACACTATGACCAATATCTAAAGTATTATCTGTTTGATTTCCTGTAGCTGGGTCGGCTGGAATAAATGCAGAGCCTGTTAAATCACCTCTAAACATTATACCGCTTGAATCGTTACCTATAACTATACTTCCACCACCAGTTGCAGTGGTAACAACTTTTCCAACTGTTGTGCCATCTTTAGCAAACTCAACAATAGTACCATCACTACTGTTACGTCTAAAATAATGTCCTTCATTATCAACTGAAGTAACTAAACGACCTGTACTAAATATACGACCACCTGCAACTGATGCAGATGTTGAAGTAGTCCCCACCAACAAGTTGCCTGAAGCATCAATACGCATTCTTTCTGTTAAAGCTGTTGCAGATGTACTTGCTCTAGTTGAAAAGGCTAAAACACCAACTCCTTGACCACTTCCGTTATCAAGTAGACTTTTAATTCCAGCTTGAGGCTTGTAATTTCCAGAATCGTTTAAAGCAGCAAATAACAAAGCACCGCCACTACCTGCTGAGCCACTATTTTGACTGAGAGTTAGAGTACCACCTTGACTACCAGCATCTGTGATATTAGCAGTAAATTGACCAGTACCTAAAATATGTGTTTGTGTTCTAGGACTATCGGTTCCAATTCCAACGTTGCCATTACCTAATAAATGTAGTACATCTGCTTGAGATGTTGCTGATGAGCCATCATGAACTTTAAAAGATATAAAAGCACCTCCAGCATCTGTACTATTTGCATGGATTGAAGAATATCTATTTGAATCACTTGCTCTTTCAAATCTTATTACTTCGCCTGAAGTTGTCTTAGTTACTAACTTGCCACCATCAGCTATTTGTACATTGCCATCTGAACTAATCCTAGCTCTCTCAGTAAAAGTTGTACCATTTGTAGAGTTACCAAATATTATTGCATTGTTATTACCACCAGCACTATCAGCAGCACCTATAAAGGTTGCACCACTATTATTTGAAAATGTACCAAATTGTGTAGTATTATCAGACCTGTTTATTCTAATACCTTCATACCAATCACTAGAGCCTTGTTTGATTTCTAATTTAGCTGCTGGAGAGGAGTCTCCAATTCCAACGTTGCCTGAAGAATCTATGGTTGTTCTAATTGTATTAGAAGTAGCAAAGTGCATTTTATATGCACCAGTATGACCTAAAACAGCATCGTAGCCTGAAGTACCAGTAAATAATCCACCACCTGTACTTTGTTCTAAACCTAGATATAATCCACCGCCAGTATTTAATATAGCGTTATATGCTATATTTGTTCCTGTACTGCTTGTAGTTTTAATAGCTCCTGTAGTTGCGGAAATATCTAAAGCTGTAGAAGGACTAGTCGTACCAATTCCAAGCGATTCAGCACTTGCATCCCAGAATAGAGCTTGGCTAGTTCCTGTATCTTCGTAAAAGGAGATGTCTCCAAAACGGTCTATGCTTAAAAATTTTTTTCCATCTACAGAAAATTGCATTTCACTTTTT